TACGGATAGTAATTTAAAAATTACAACAACTTATTCAATATCCAATAATAAAAATATATTACTTGAAATGGGGATATTGCTTGATGGGCAATATAGAGAAAACATGCAACCTGTTGGAGTATATAAATTAATTGAAAAATACATAAGAACCTCTTCAAACGCACCTGATGGATTATATTGTTATAATTTTTGTATGAATACTTCTCCATTTGAAATACAGCCATCTGGCGCATTAAATTCCAACAGATTTAATTTAATAGAGTTTGAAATTACCACCATGTTGCCTCCATTGGATGAATATGCACAGACATTACAAATATGCGATCCTTCAACTGGTACATTAATCGGTATAAATAAACCTACTTGGAGAATATATAAATATAATTACAATTTTACATTATTTGAAGAACGAATAAATGTAGTAACATTTATTAGCGGAAATGCGGGATTAATGTATGCTACATAAAATATGTGCGAATTTATGAATTTGCAGGAAGCGGTCCGTCGTCAATAAATGTCCCTGTAATTGAGTATTTTTCAGGGTATTTAGGCATAAAATATAACCCAGATGGTTTATATCTTTTGTTAAATATGTTAATTTCGGCATGATACGTATTCGCCCAAATGTTTTTTCCAAAATCTGCTTGTATCGGTTTGCACGCATTTGAGTTATATACTGTTGCGGTTCTGCGGTTATCGGTTGTTAAAGTAGAATAATTCGGCATTATTGCAGTTGTTAATTTACCCGCACTGTTATTGTTTAATGGCAGTTTGCAACACGGGGCGTCATTATTTGAAAACCCTTCTTTAATAATTCCGATATAAATTAAATCACGATAGAACCGCATTAATTCAAAAAATACCGTAACACTTGCCAAAATATAAATATAATTATATTTTTTCATATATTAGTTTAGTATAATAATTTACACATTCATTATTTTGACAAGCATTAATTGTATTATTTTTATATACTTTTATTATAATGACTTTAATAGACGAAAAAAAAGGTATTACTACAAAGGTATTAGGACAAGTTAAAAGTTTTGTAATTAATACTATTATCAGTTTAGCATTGTATATGTTAATTTTTACAATTGGTTCTATTACATTATTTGCGTGTAATGTTTCAGAAGCGAACATGTTTGTGGTTGCGTGTAACGGTATAAAAAATATTTCAACTCCAAGAGAAGTTGAAATAAATATTATTAAGGATGATAATATAATAGAGAACTACTTAGAAGGTAAAAATATTAATGTCGACAAAAGTAGTGTTAAATCTATTTCTCAAATATTAGAGCCACCTACACCGAATAATTTGTTGTTTTGTGTAAGAGATGAAGATAATAAATATTTTGGTATATTTAAAAATAGTGTTAAAAATACAATTAATTTTATATATTATATGATTTTATGGTATACAAAATTTTTGTATAGTAATATTGCGGACGGCTATATATTGTGGTTTTCTCCATTTTTTTCATTTTTATTTTTTTCATTTATACTTTTTATTTCAGGGTTTTACTTTGCTTATAAAGTTATAGAAAACTCGTGCAAAAATATGTTTAATAATATAATTACAAAGTTTGCAAACATAACAATAACAGATATATTTTTTAGAATAGTAGAAGTTATAATATCATTTTGGTGGATTATATTATTATTATTGTTTGGAATTGGCATTATCCCAATAATTACATATTTTCTTGTTTTATATGCAGTATTTTGTATTCTTACGCAAAAATTTAGAAAAAAGGAATTTGAAAACACCGCAAACACTAAATATAATTATGGGATATTTCAAAAAATGGCGGACAATTTAATTTATAAAAGAGGTTTTAACATTATCATAATTCTAATTATATGCGTATTAAATATTTTTTTATTAGACGCAATCGTTGCCTTTATAATATTAATATTACTAATAATATTTTATTTTATTTTTTATAAAAATTTAAATGTAGATGGAATGACATTAAGTAATTTTTATCCTTCAAAAATAAAAAAATAATAAGTAATCATTAATCACGAATTACTAGATAGAGTCATCATCAATATCAATAATTTGCGATGTATCCAAATTATTATTTTTTTCAATATATTTATAAATTCTAGTAATATCCAATTTGTTGATTTCATAATTTTCAAACAAAGATAATACGCCGGTTTCGTTGTATTTCAATTGAAGTTCTTCAAAAAACCCAAACAAATCTTTTTTATCCATTCCAAGTTCTTGACATAAATGTTGAATAAAATTATAATTGTTATATTCGGTTGAATACTTTGTAAGAACCTTTGTAAAGCGTAATTCGGGCGGATTATATTTAGTATGTTTATTAAATGTGTCGTGATACAATTTATTGTTTTTAAATGTTTTTATTAGCGAACTCATTTCATTAAACTGCCATATTTGTTTTTGAAATGTAATTCTATCAATATAGTCAGAAAAACATATATTATCTAATTGTTTATTATAAAATGGAATAGATACGGCTGGTTTATGTTTTGAAAGTAGGTCTACAATATTTTCGTGCCATAATAATCCGACAATTGTTCTGTCTGTTTCATTCATTAAAATATTGTGGTCATTTATAGATACCTTTGAATTTAATAATTTCAAAGTTATGTTTTTCGTGTCATCGTTATACGAGTTTATATGAAAAATGTTTTCTATTAAATTTAAATTTATAGTATCTTCTTTGTTTTTATAAATTTTATAAAAGTTGTTAATTTTCCGCAAGTCTCCTTGGAAAAAATCAATTAATTTTATTATTATTTTATCATTTATGTTAGGCAATAACTTTTTTAAAATAAAATTTACCTGACTCGTTGATGGTTTTTTAAGTTCAATATTATTACATACTTTCATTAATTCTTTAATTTTCTTGTCAATATGGTAATTTCCAATACAAATAATCGGGTTTAATGTTTCTTCTTCAAGTTTTTGTTTTTTTGTTTTTTTTTGCCGTATTAATTTAATAAGTGAATTTATTCCGCCCTTATCTCCATTATTCATTCCATCTATTTCATCCATAATAATTGCGATTCTTTTAATTTGGCCGTAAAATAGACTCATAATATTTTTGTTTGACATATTATGTTTTGAAATAGTATCAACAATAGATTTATTTCTAAAATCTCCGGCGTCGTACTTTATAATATCATAATTTAATTCTTTTAAACTATTAATTACAAATTCGGTTTTTCCAGAGCCCGGCGTTCCATAAATATAAATACCTTTTTTAATATTAATATTATTTCGGTTTTCTTCAAATTCTGCCAAATATTTTTTAAAATCATTTACGCATTGTTCTCTATTTAAAATTGTATTAATATTTAATAATTCCATAATAAGGTATAAATGGTGTTTTTATGTTATTTCATAATTCCATAATATTTTATAAAGAATAAAATATTATATAATAGTTTGTTAGTTTATGCAAGAATAAAAGAAATGAAAATTCATATTACATTCTTAGCGGTCTTTGAGATTTTTCAATAACTAATGGTTCTGGAATAAATATAGATGATTTTTCGTATAAATGTTGTGTATCCAAATTAATTAATTGTGGGGTTAAATTCTGGGCGGGATTAACTAAATTTGTTGAATTAATCCCAAATAAAAATGATTCTATATCTGAATAATTATGAGATAATTTATTTAATGGTAATTGTCCAGGATTAAACCCGTCTCCCGAAAGTTTTGTTGTGTATGCTTCGCCATATTGTGAATTTTTGTATAATTCGTAATTCACGGATTTTTTGTATTGTCCTTGTTCAATATTGTAATTTGTGGATGTATTTTTATTTCTGGTAGATGCCATAATATTATGGAATAATATTATATTTAATAAATAATAAAAATATTTATTTATTAAGCGTTTGTATAAATTTATTTATTGTCGCGTGTAAGTTCGCGCGATGGAATGCCTCCTCTTATCCAACCGGCGGATGCTTCGCTTTCTACTGAATATACAGGATTTGTAAGACGTTCTTTAACACTAGATAATAATGGGGTTGTATGATATTTTGAATAACTTTTTTCACTTAAATTATTTACACTTTTTTTATTAATTTCCATTTCTCCCTGTTGAATTTGTGACTCCATCACTGGATTTACTACACCTCTTCCTAAATACGGAACTGTCGCAAATGGGCGCTGAAATAAATCAATTTTTGATTTGGGGTTTGTTTGAATTGTTCCAATTTGTAAATTGGAACTGTCATCTATGTTGCACCCACCAGAACCTATATTGTGTCCTCCTGTGTAATTTACACCAATTTGACTTGTTGCTAAATTAATTGGCGTATGCATAGAGCAATCACTAGAAAAAAAATTTTGAAGTAAATAATTATTAAATCCAATGTTTTGAATATCTTTTTGAGACTGAGAACAATCATCCATTCCAATCCTTGACATATTGCCAAAAGTATAACTTAACACGTTTTCCATTTATATATATATTACATTATTTTTTAGACAATAAACATTATTTTGGAGAATAAACATTTATTTTGAACAATAAAGATATAAATGAAACAATCATTAATAAATTGTATGTCTATAAGAATCTTTGACTCGGGAGAT